CTGGCATGAATGCGCCCCTGGAATTCACCACTATATCACAAGGGAAGAAGCCGTCAAGCATGAAAATTAGGCAGCCAACCAGGGGCAGGCGAACGCGCACGGTATTTGCGGCAAATACCCTGAAAATAGCGGAGGAACAACATTAAAATGAACGCATCCTTATTAAGCAGCAAAAAAATGGACTATTGCACGCCACAAGACTTTTTTGACGAACTTAACCAGGAATTTCATTTCACCCTTGACGCGGCAGCGACCTCAAAAAGCGCGAAATGTCCGCAATATTACACCCCGGAAACCGATGGGATAAAAAGCCCGTGGAGCATAGCAGGCGGCGGCGCTGTGTTCTGTAATCCCCCATACGGACGGAAAATCGGGAAGTGGGTTCGCAAAGCCTACGAAGAATCTCGGAACGGGACAACGGTTGTCTTGCTGATTCCGGCCCGAACAGACACGGCCTATTTTCACGACTACATATATGGATGCGCGGAAATTCGCTTTGTGCGCGGGCGGCTGCATTTCACGGATGAGGACGGCAACACATATGATCGCGCCCCATTCCCCTCTATGGTAGTCATCTACAACGGGAATAAGAGTGAGAAAGTTGGAGTGATATGAGTGTGAAAGAGCCGGAACGGGACTATAACGGGGATATAATACGATACTGCTCAGAATGCGAATGGTGCAAATCCTTAGAAGGCAGCGACGGCGAAATTTACCATTTCTGCATGGACACCGAAGGCGGCGCATTTCTGGAAATAACCGGGATTTTAGGTTGGTGTACTGTAGAAAGCGAGAGTGAATGACTTTGGCAATAAAAAATTATACAACAAAAGTAGATGTGTACCAGAGCCTTGGGGAAATACAGGGCGCGCTCGCAAAGCATGGAGCAACAAAAATAATGATTGACTACGAAAACGAAAAACCTGTTGCGATATCATTTGCATTGGACGGGCCGTTTGGATTGAGAGGTTTTGTTTTACCGGCAGCAGTCGATGGAACGCTTCGGGCATTCCAAAAGTCAAAAGTCAAAGCCGATCAAAATCAGGCGGAGATGACCGCATGGCGTAATATACGGGATTGGGTACTCGCACAGATGGCCCTCGTAGAAAGCTGCGACGTCCCGCTCGACGAAGTATTTTTCCCGTATCTCGCTAACAAAAGTGGCATGACCGTTTATCAACTGTATGCTGGTGGACAACTCATGATCGGTTGTGGGGATGAATAAAGTGACGCATTTATCACTGTTTACCGGCATCGGCGGGCTTGATCTGGCTGCGGAATGGGCGGGCTTTGAAACGGTCGGCCAATGCGAGTGGGCGGATTACCCGACAAAAGTACTTGAAAAACACTGGCCGGATGTGCCGCGCTGGCGGGATATCCGAAGCATGACAAAGGAGAGCTTTTATGAACGGACAGGACTGCGGACAGTTGACGTTATTTCCGGAGGATTCCCGTGCCAGCCTTTTTCCGTCGCCGGGAAGCGCAGAGGCAGTGAGGATGACCGTTACCTCTGGCCAGAAATGCTGCGCGTTATTGAAGAACTCCGGCCCGCTTGGGTCGTTGGCGAAAATGTTGCTGGAATCGTCAATATGGCGCTCGACACGGCGCTATCTGATCTGGAAGCCAAAGGCTACGCCGCAGGGGCGTTTATTATTCCGGCTTGCGCCGTCGACGCCCCGCACAGACGGGATAGATGCGTTATTGTTGCCAACACCGGCGGCATCGGATACAAGGGGGCAAAACGACTATCAGAAAACATTGAAAAGATTGTCACAGGGACAACGCGCGCATTTGGGACAATTGCCCAATTTCCTAATGGTATTGATTGGATGCAAAGGGCGCGTGAATCCGGTTTTTTACGAAGAAATAATGGGATTCCCCATCGGTTGGACAGACTTAGAAGCCTCGGGAAGGCCGTAGTCCCGCAGCAGTTTTATCCAATTTTTCAGGCAATTGCCGAGGTGCAAAGATTGTGGCTATTATGAAATAGGAGAGGACAATTTGCCATATTGCCATCATCCTTACAGCGGTAGATCAGAACATCCGCAACCAGACGATTTTTGCCCCTATGGGAAACGCAAGTGGAGAGACGATAAAAAGGATTTTGCAGCTGTGAAAAACGCAAATTGCGGCGCGGATATGAGGGAGGACGAGCATGATAAAGGGTAAGTATGCAGCACAGATCGAAATTGATATTTCAGTGGATGAAAATACTCCGAACTTGCTTCCGTTCGATGAACTGAAAAATGCTGTCAAAAAAGAAATGCGTGATGTCATCCTGACCAAGCTTGATGATGAATTTTCTGCAATTGGGACTACGACTGTCATTCAACAGTTTGCGGATTTGTGGAAGGAGGTCGCCGATGATTAAGACATGTGGAATCTGCCGGTGGTGGGATGATAATGGCGTCTGTAACAATGATGCCGCTGGAATATTCCAGTCTGGAGTAAATGGCAGTTGCCCCTTTTGGGAGAATGATGACGAGAAAATGTGGGATGATGAGGAATGATCAACCAAGACCTACAGCGAGCCGTTGGGCAGACAGCACAAGTAGAGCTGTGGGAGATTATAAGTGGATACGATTTCGGCTGTATATTCTATGCAAACCGGAAATGCAATCTGGATGGTGATTTTTGTTCAGAAGGGCCAGGGTGTCCGTATGAATGCCACCCAAGCTATTCTGACCGCATTCGCGAACTTATGCAGGCGGAGAAGGATGGGCGGATCGTGTTGCTGCCGTGTAAGCAAGGAGACACTTTGTGGACATTCTGCACCTATCCGTTCGCAAAAGTTTACAAGTTTAATGTTACAGACATTTCGATGCTTAACGGAAGAACGATGCTCAACACAGATCTTATGGGGGGTTGTAGATGCAACGGATGTGGGGAAAACCGTCTTTCTCACCCGCGAGGAAGCGGCGAAAGCATTGGAAGAAAACCGTTGCGGAGAATGAAACTACATACAGGGAGGAATTACAATGGATATCAACGTAACTATCAACTGCCCCGATCTGCTTATGGCAGCTACCACACTGGCAAAAGCATTCACTTGCCGCTGCCATGCGCACAATGAGAGCGAGACCCCTCAGGCGGAGGCTTTCAACGCGCCCGCTGCCAACGCCACCCCAAATTCCACGGCCGTACCAACCACAGCAGCCCCGCAGATCACAGGAGCCCTGATTGCAAAGGCCGGCGCCGACTTGATCAGCCGGGATTCCAGCGCGCTTGGACCGCTGAACGCCCTACTGCAAAAGTACGGGGTTACGTGCGCGCAGGAGCTGAAGCCTAACCAACTGGACGCGTTCGCCACTGATATGCGCTCTCTAGGGGCAAAGATATGAAATTTTGCAGGAGGTACAAAATGAGAGAAATACTTTTCCGCGCACAGCGCCTGTACTCGACTGGATAGAGAACAATCGGGCAGTTATTAAGGCCCTTGAACGATTATTAGGTGATGTACGCAAGGCGGAAAAAAACGCAGATAATCGAATCTATACGCCTCGATCAACAAAGAGAGGAGACTGATTATGCCCCCTGAGAAACACGCCCTGCTGGGAGCAAGCTCGGCTCACCGGTGGCTGCATTGTCCCGGCTCCGCAAGGCTGACTGAAAATATGCCGGACAATACAAGTATCTATGCCGAAGCCGGGCGGCTGGCCCACGAAATCGCCGAACTGAAGGCCCGGCAGTATTTCATCGAAAATCAGCCCAAGCGCACCTTTAATGCGCAGCTGAAAAAGCTAAAGGAATCTGAACACTACGACAAATCTATGGAGTTCGCCACAGACGAATATTTGGAGCATCTGAAATCCTTAGCCATATCCTACCCGGAACCCCCTTCGGTGGCTCTGGAGGCGCGAGTGGACTTCTCCGACATCGTGCCGGACGGCTTTGGGACGGCGGACTGCCTTATGATCGGTTCTGGCCGCATCGACGTTGTGGACTACAAGAACGGCTCCGGTGTCGTGGTAGAGGCGGAGAACAACCCGCAAATGATGCTTTACGCTTGGGGCGCTCTAAGATATTTTCACCCCATTTTCGGGGATAGCATCAAAGTAATACATATGTCTATCGTACAGCCGAATGCCGGCGGCGTCCGAGAATGGGAGGCACCTCTTTCTGAGCTTATCAAATGGACGGAAAAAGTAGTACGCCCCACCGCAAAACGTGCATTTGACGGCGTGGAGGACTATCAGGCGGGGGAATGGTGCAAGTTCTGTAAGGCCAAAGCCACTTGCAGTAAGCGCGCGGAGGGAATGTTCACCGTAGAACCGATAATGCACTCTGCCCGTACGGGAAGCGACGGCGCAAAGAGCATCCAGACGACGGGTGCGCTGACCCTCAATGATGACCAGGTTGGCGAAATTCTGACACGGGCCAGAGAAGTGGCGTCATGGCTTAAAGATTTGGAGGACTATGCCCTGAAAGCCACGCTGGAGGGCCGGCATATCGCGGGATGGAAAGCTGTGGAGGGCCGCAGCAGCCGGGAATGGAGCGGGGGCAGCGATAAAGCGTTTACTCAACTGCAAATCCGGGGCGTGGCGGAAACGATATTGTACGAACGAAAGCCAGTATCTGTGGCAGGGTTGGAAAAAACCCTCGGAAAAAAAGCATTCGCGGAAATTGCTGAAGGGCTGTGGACCAAGACCCCTGGTAAGCCCACCCTTGCGCCGGAGGGTGACAAACGGCGGGCGTACAGCCCGGCGGCGTGTGCATTCGGGGTGGTGAACGAAAGAAACCCTGCATAGAACAAAAGGCCGCGAGACGCAATTTCCCAAGTCGGCCCAAGCGAGAAAATAAGCGAAAAAGGAGCTATTTATGCCTGAGATCATAACCACCAAGGACGGTAAGAACCATACGTTAGTAGGCAGTACATCACTGATATCCATCATTCGCGACTATTGCGGGGACGAAACAGCCAAAGCTTGTTGCCGGAGGGCGGCCGCAGTCATGGATGAACTTGAATATATTTTGGATATCAATGGCATTAGCGCTGCGAAAGCCGAAGAAATTCGATCCGCTGTCCAAAATAGCATAAATATTTATTAAAAAGGAGAAATGTAATTATGGCTATCACGATCAACAACGTCCGTTTGTCCTACTGCAACCTGTTTCAGGCAAAACCCCCTTATAACAATCCGAACGGGGACCCCAAATTCAGTTGTACCATTCTTGTACCCAAGACGAACACCGAGGCCAAGACCGCTATTGACGCCGCCATCCAACAGGCGATCGAGCAGGGCGTGTCCAAGTCCTGGGGCGGCGTGCGGCCGCCTCAGCCCAACATCTGCGTCCATGACGGCGACGGCGTAAGGCCAAGCGATGGCGCCCCCTTCGGCGCGGAGTGCAGGGGCATGTGGGTGTTCACCGCCTCCGCAAAGGCGGACCGCCCTCCTTTCGTGGTGGATGGACAGGTGCAGAAGATCATCGACCCCGCCCAGGTGTACTCCGGCATGTGGGCCAACGTCAACATTAACTTCTTTGCCTACAATTCCGCCGGCAAGAAGGGCGTCGGATGCGGCCTGAACGGCGTGCAGAAACTCCGTGATGACGAGCCGTTGGTCGAGCATGTAACAGCGGAGCGCGCATTCAGCGTCATCCCTGGCGGCAATACATCCTCGCAGCATACCGGATGGACCCCTAACGCCGACCTCCCCTGGTAACAGGTTATGCCAGCCAATACGATTCATCATCTCAGCTGCGATATAGAAACATACAGCGATATAGATATTGGAAAGGCAGGGCTGTACAAATATGCGGAAAGCCCTGCCTTTTCCGTTCTATTGTTTGCCTATAGCCTTGATGGCATGCCCGTACAGGTAGTAGATTTAACCGCGGACGAAAAGATACCCGCAGATATAATAGAACATCTGTTCGGACAGAACACAATCAAGCATGCATACAACGCCTCATTTGAAATCACATGCCTGAGCCGGTACTTTGACAGGCAACTTCCGCCGTCTCAATGGCGCTGCACCATGATCCATGGAATGTATCTTGGCTACCCCGCCGGGCTGGACGCCTGTGGAAAGGCCCTGGGGCTGCCGCAGGACAAGCAGAAAATGTCGGTGGGTAAAGCTCTTATCCGCTATTTCTGCGTCCCCTGCAAGCCCACAAAGGCCAACGGAGGCCGTGTTCGCAACCTCCCCCACCATGACCCCGCAAAGTGGGAGCAGTTCAAGGAATATAACGCACAGGACGTAGTGACCGAAATGGAAATCGAACAGCACCTAGCCGGCTACGATGTGCCTGATGAGATACAGGGACAGTGGGAGATAGATTTATCCATCAACACCAGGGGGATTGCGGTGGACATGACACTCGTTGAAGCTGCGCGAGAGCTGGACGCAAAGACGCGGCGGGGCTATATCGAAGAGGCGCAGACTCTCACCGGACTTGAGAACCCAAACAGCGTCGCGCAGCTGACGCGCTGGCTTACCGACCAGACCGGAGAGGGGCTGCCCAATCTGGCGAAGGGTACAGTGTCACAGCTGCTCAAGAGTGATCTGCCGGAAGGCTCCGCGAGACGGATGCTGGAGATCCGGCAGGAGCTGGGAAAGACCTCGAACAAGAAGTACGACAGCCTTGCCGCTGCAACCTGTACAGACGGCAGGATGCGGGGGACCCTGCAATTCTACGGGGCAAACCGAAGCGGCCGGTGGGCAGGCAGACTTGTGCAAGTGCAGAACTTACCCAGGACATACATCTCCGGGAACATACTTCCTCTGGCGAGAGAACTGGTTAAAGCGCAGAACGCTGATGGGCTGAATTGGATCTTCGGCAGCGTGCCGGACGCCCTCTCCCAGCTCATCCGCACCGCTTTTATTGCATCGCCCGGAAACATGCTGCTGGACGCGGATTTCTCCGCTATAGAAGCGCGGGTCATTGCGTGGCTGGCGGATGAAGATTGGGTGCTGGAAGTGTTCCGGACGCATGGAAAAATCTACGAAGCCGCCGCGTCGCAGATGTTCGGCGTCCCTATTGAGAAAATCAAAAAGGGACAGCCTGAATACGCCTACCGGCAGAAGGGCAAGGTCGCCACGCTGGCACTGGGCTATCAGGGAGGCGTGAAAGCCATGCGCGCAATGGACAGCGGGCATGAGCTGGACAGCCTGTCGGATGAGGAGGTACAGGAGCTTGTGAACCTGTGGCGCGGCGCCAACCCGAACATTGTAAAGCTATGGGGGATAATGGAGGCTGCGGCGAAAGCGGCTGTCACGGAGGGCCGAACCTCTTTTCTGCCGCATGGGGTAGTTGTGAGCAGGAGCATTGACACAAACAGCGGTCTGGACTTCCTGATACTCCAACTCCCAAGCGGGCGTTCGCTCTATTATCCTAAACCCGCAATCACACAAAACCGTTTCGGCAGGCCCTCTGTCTCCTATATGGGCCAGAATCAGACCACAAAGAAGTGGGAACGGATCGAGACATATGGCGGGAAATTGGCGGAGAATCTGACGCAGGCAGTGGCCCGCGACTGTCTTGCCGACGCGATCACCAGGCTCGAAGAAGCGGGTTTCCCGGTGGTGTTCCACATCCATGACGAGATTGTGGTGGACGTTTCACCGGAGAAACAGGATCTGGCTGAAATGAAACGACTGATGGCGGCCGTTCCGAAATGGGCCGAGGGGCTTCCCCTCAAGGCGGAAGGATGGTCCAATGAATTTTTCAAAAAGGATTGATTTCTAGGATTAAAAAGGAGCGGCGGCCCTAAAAAGCGGAAACGGTCAAGGCGTATATTTACGGCCGCAAAATAAAATGAATTTTGTGTATGCCTGCTGGAAACACCCAGCCCCAAAATGGACCGCCGCGGCCCCTATTTATAGCAATCAGGGAGAGAAGATATCATGAAAGCTTACATTCGGCCAACGCTGACACATAGAGAACGCCAAATTGCAGCCGCGGAGATGGACAAAATAACCAGAAAGGGCATCTGCCGTGCGCAATGGCTGATGCTGATAGCCTTTAACGAAGCACTGGGCATAGGCGCTCAAAGGATCCAACGTGTAATGACCAGCTATGCGGGGCTGCTGACAGAATTCGAAGCGTACGCAAGAGACGGTATCGAGGATGAAATGCTTACGCGTCGATTGAAGCAGATCGGTTTGGATGTAAAGAAGCTGTGGGAGGGCTGACACAAATGTGGAAGCCTATTACGGGGTATTTAAACAATTACCGGATAAATGAACTTGGCGACGTACAGCAGTTCCAACGGGGCAAGTGGATATCTCTGACGGTTAACACAGGGGGGCCTCGGGCGGAGGTCAGACTGCGCGGATTAGACGGAAAACAAAAGCGTGTAGGCGTTTTTCGGCTACTGGACCGATGCTTTTGCGGAGGATACGCCGACAAAAACGGCCTGTGTGCAATTCCTAAAAATGGCGTAAAATCTGAATGCACCCTCGAGAATTTAAGTTACAAGGCACTTACAGATATAACAAGCGCGGCATGTTCCCGAGCGATGAGCAAAGCTATTGTGCGATACGATCGAAACGGGAACATGGAGCTGTACAGGAGCGTTACTGAGGCCGCTAAGAAAAGCGGGCTGACACTGTCATCGCTGGAACGACGGCTGCGTCAGGAAGTCTTAGACCCAAGAGGATACAAATGGGAGTTGTTGGAATGATAAATGACCGGCAAATTACAATTACTGTAGGAGCCAGCCGGAACTCTGTCGACTGGCTCCCGCAAATAATGTGGCTCTCCGAATTATGGGAACGGTTACGGACGCCGCAGCGCGGTACAGAAACTGTAGCGGAATACTTGGAGTTGCCCAAGGGGGAGCAGGACAAACGGAAAGATGTTGGTGGGTTTGTAGCAGGAACCCTCAACGGCGTTCGCCGTAAGGCGTCAGCTGTGACCGGCAGGGACATTATAACCCTAGATCTGGATAACATCCCAAATGGACAAGCGGACCGTGTAAGTGCGAGCATAGGCGCTTTGGGCTGCGGCTACTGTATCTACTCCACGCGAAAGCACCGGCCGGACGCGCCCCGGTTGCGGGTGCTCTTTCCACTCGATCGGACCTGCACGGCGGATGAATACGAACCGCTGGCCCGGAAGATGGCGGAGCAGATTGGCATGGAGTTGGCAGACCCGACGACTTTCGAAGCGGCGCGGCTTATGTACTGGCCCAGCTGCTGCCGGGATGGCGAGTACATTTATTATACAGACGACAAGCCGCTGCTATCGGTGGATGGTCTGTTAGCTACATACATCGACTGGCGCGATGTGACCTCCTGGCCAAAGCATCCCGGGGCGACGCCAAAAGCTCGGCTGGCGGCGAAACAGGGAGACCCGGAGGAAAAAAAGGGCATTGTAGGGGCGTTCTGCCGCGTCTATGACGTACCTGCGGCAATTGATAAGTTCCTGCCCGGCGTCTACGCGGAAACGACTGCAGCGGGCCGCTACACTTTCTGTCAGGGCACCGCCGCAGGCGGCGCAGTGATATACGACAATGGCAAATTCCTGTATTCCCACCACGCAACTGACCCGTGCAGCGGTAAGCTGGTGAATGCATTCGACTGCGTGCGGCTCCACAAATTCGAGGAGCTGGACGACGCAGCGGCGCCGGGAACGCCGGTCAATCGGCTTCCGAGCTATAAAGCTATGATGGAGCTGGCAGTGACGGATGCGGCTGTTGCTGGCTTGCTGAGCGACGAACGATGGGAGAAAGTGCAAGAGGCGTTTGGCGCTATACTGGAACAGGATGGCGAGGATGACGATGGTTCCTGGCGGCGTCCGCCGATGATGGATGTGGACGCCCAGGGTATGCCTGTCAAGTCCATGAAGAACCTGCGCACGGCTCTGAGCAACGATCCGAAACTGAGGGGCCAGCTGCGTCTGAACCAGTTCTCAGGCCGAATTGATGTGACGGGAAACCTGCCCTGGAGCCGCGCTGAAGCTGGCAAGACCTGGAACGATACGGACGCCGCGCAGCTACGTATCTATCTGGAACCCTTCTTCGGTAAGATGGCGAAGAATGATGTGCTGGACGCAGTAGACGCCTGCGCCAGCGATCAGGCATACCACCCTGTCCGCGACTACCTGAACAGCCTCACGTGGGACAGCGTGCCCCGACTGGACACGATGCTCATAGACTACATGGGCGCTGAGGACACGCCCTACACCCGCGCCGTGACGCGCAAATCGTTTACCGCAGCCGTGGCCCGTGTCATGACCCCCGGCGTCAAGTATGACACTATGCTGGTGCTGGTGGGCGGGCAGGGGCGGTATAAGTCCACGCTCCTGGCAAAGATGGGAGGGGATTGGTTCAGCGACAGCCTGCGCACCTTCGGCGATAAAGACGCGATGGAAACCGTTCAGGGAACCTGGATCAACGAGGTGGCCGAAATGCAGGCGCTCGCGAAAGCGGAGATCAACGCCGTCAAGATGTTCCTATCCAAACAGAGCGACTATTATCGAGCCGCTTACGGCCGGTATGCCGCGGACAGGCCGAGGCAGTGCGTGTTCTTTGGAACCTCTAATACCAGGGATTGCTTGATTGATACCACCGGAAACCGCCGTTTCTGGCCCGTGGACATTGACCGGCGGGAGCGGACGAAAGACCCGAGCGAGGACTTGACGCGGGAGCGCGACCAACTATGGGCCGAAGCTATGCATTACTGGAAGCAGGGTGAGAAGCTGTATCTGTCCCCGGAGATAGAGAAGGCCGCGCGCGGTGTGCAGGAAGACCACCGGGAACAGCACCCATGGGAGGGCATCATTGCCGACTTTCTGGAGGAAGAAGTGCCGATGGGATGGAATGGTTGGGACTTGCAGAAACGACAGGTCTGGCGCAGCGGCGGCATGAAGTGCGACGATGCTACGGCCCCAAGACAGCGGGTGTGCGCCATCGAGATATGGTGCGAAGCCCTAGGGATGCACAGAGGCACTATGCGCCAGCGAGATGCCAGAGAGATCAACAACCTGCTTGCACGAATGCCGGGGTGGGAGTACATAGGCAGTGTTCAGAGCGGCGGACCCTATGGAAAACAACGGTGTTTTGATAAAAAATAAAATGTATAAAAATACAATATATATAATATTTTATGCATCAATCTTGGAACACTTTTGATTTTAGGTGGAACAGATTGAGGAAAATAGGGATTTTTTGGATGGAACAGATGGAACACTTTGGAACAGATTAAAAAGTCAATCTGTTCCGGCTTGAGACCCGATGGTAAGGCGCTTTTCAGCTCTTGGAACAGATGGAACACTTTTCTCTATAGAGTACTTTTAAATAGAGAGAATTGAGAATATATATCTAGTATTATACTCTCTAACCCGCCTAATACGTAGAAGTATATAGGAAAGCCATTAAATCTGTGGATCTGTTCCGCTATGAATTTGTATGAATATTCGCGGGAGGATTTGCATGAGGGAATCACAGATCGAGGCGCGGTTAAGCCGCGAGGTGAAACACGCGGGAGGTTTATGCCTCAAGTGGGTATCTCCGGGGTGCACCGGGGTGATGGACAGAATTGTATTGCTGCCGGGTGGGCGGGTCATATTTGTTGAATTGAAGCAGCCGGGTGGGAGATTGAGCGAAAGACAGAAGTGGATGGCTGACGCATTGGCCCGGCTGGGAATGGACGTCAGGTGCTTGTGGAACAAAGAGCAAGTAGACAAGTTTTTGGAGGAGGTGACGCGGGGTGGAATTCCATCCGCATAAGTATCAGCAGTACGCTGTGAACCGGCTTATCCAGGATGACAGTATTGGTTTGTTCTTGGAATGCGGCCTTGGCAAGACGGTCATCACGCTGACGGCGATCCGGGAACTGCGGCTGCAATGGAAGGTCGGGAGAGTGCTGGTGGTGGCGCCGAAGAAAGTGGCGGAAGCCACGTGGAACAACGAGGCGGCACAGTGGGACCACCTGAATGATATGAGGGTTCTACCAGTGCTGGGTACGTCGAAGAAACGGATACAGACGCTGAATACCCCGGCGGACCTGTGGGTCATCAACCGGGAAAATGTACCGTGGCTGGTGGATTATTATCGCAACAGCTGGCCCTTTGACATGGTGGTGTTGGACGAGAGCAGCAGCTTTAAGAATCCGCGGAGCATGCGGTTTAAGGCCCTGCGAAGGGTACGGACGCGGATACGCCGGTTGGTGGAGCTGACGGGAACGCCGTCACCCAATGGATTGGAGGACCTGTGGGCGCAGGTTTACCTTCTGGACGGCGGCGCAAGGCTCGGACGGACGCTGACGAGCTTTCGGGAGGCGTTTTTCACTCAGGACTATGCCTATCCTGGACAGCCCTACCGGACCTACACGCCTATGCCCGGAGCGGACGAGCGCGTCGAGAAAGCTGTGGCAGATATCTGCGTCAGCATGAAGGCGGAGGACTATCTGGAACTGCCGGACTACATTGAGGACGTTGTGCCTGTGGAACTTGACACACCCGCGAGAAAAGCGTATAAAAAGCTGGAGAGAGAAATGCTTCTCCAGGTGGCTGATCAGGTGATCACGGCTGGAACCGCCGCGGGGCTGAATGGAAAGCTGCTGCAGCTATGCAGCGGGGCCGTGTATGACGGGGACGGTACGCCGGTGGAGATTCACAACTGTAAGATCGAGGCATTCCTGGAGTTGGTGGAGCAGCTGCATGGAAAACATGCACTGGTGTTCTACTGGTTCCAGCATGAGCGAGACCGCTTGATGGAAGCACTGAAAGCGGGGTTTCCGAATCTGCGTGTACGACTATACGGAGGAAATGCGGATGCATCGGCATGGAATGCCGGAGGTGTGGATCTGCTTCTTGTTCATCCTGCGTCCTGTGGGTACGGCCTTAACTTGCAGTATGGCGGGCATCACATGATTTGGTACAGTTTCCCGAACTGGTCGCTTGAGCTCTATCAGCAGGCGTGTAAGCGGTTGCCCCGGCAAGGTCAGAAACATCCAGTGGTGTCTCATTTGATGGTGGTGCAGGGCGGTATGGACGAGGCGGTGTTAACCGCACTGCGAAGCAAGGGCGACGCGCAGGCGGCTTTAATGCAGGCGCTAAAAGCGAAAATAGATTCCGCAAGAATTGGCGGGAAGTTCCTGCCTCCCTCTCGTTACAGATGCATGGAAGGGTGTGTGTGGCATAGTGACTGACAAAGAACTTTCCCAGCGGGCCAAAGATTATTTCGCCCAAATCCGAAAAACTGACCGCCTGATTCAGCGGTTGACAGATACAGTAAATACCCTTCGATCCAGTTTGACCAGTCAAAGTTATAAACTGAAGCCGGACAAGGTTCAGACTTCCGGGCCAAAAGACACTTTAGGGGGAACTATTGTGAAAATCATGTCCCTTGAAGATAATATTAACACCCGGATTGATGAACTTGTTCAGCAAAAGGCCGATGCCATGCGCCGGATTCAGAATGTACCTGACCAAGACCAACAGAACATTTTGATTGCCCGTTATGTAAACAGGGAAAAATGGGAAAAAATTGCTGTTGAACTTAACTTTTCAATCGCCCAAATTTACCGAATTCACGGAGCCGCTTTGCTTGATTTCATCAAAGAAAACCCGGATATTCTGAAAGTTGATAGTAAATGATAGTGCTACCTGTGCTATAATGGCATTGTAAAAATGCACCCTGATAAACGGGGTGCATTTTAATTTTTCAGAAAGACGGTGGATACCTTGACACCGAAACAGCAGAGGTTTTGTGATGAATACTTGGTTGACCTGAACGCCACGCAAGCCGCGTTACGAGCCGGGTACAGTAAAAAAACGGCGTACTCTATAGGTGTAGAAAACTTGAGGAAACCCGAGATTCAAGCTGAAATACAGAAACGTCAAAATCGGCTACGAAATAAACTGGAAATCACACAGGAAAAAGTGCTGCGGGAGCTTGCCGCAATCGCATTTGCGAACGGATCCGATTTTGCCAAGGTCGTAAATATTGGTTCGTTGCCTACGGTCGAGATGATACCGACTGACGAGCTTCCCCCTGAGAAGCTTCCAGCGATTGCTGGCATTAAGACGACGCAAACAGGCGTAGAGGTCAAGCTTCATGACAAGGTAAAGGCCTTGGAGCTCATTGGAAAATACCTCAGCCTGTTCGACGGCGCTGCAGAACAAGGTCAGTCTGAGAATAACCTCTTTGACGCTATCAATTCCTGCGGAGAGGGGGGCTTTGATGATTTACCGGAGATTCAGCAAGCGGCAGAAGATGACGCTGCTTTGGTGGAAGATGAAGAAGTACCAGAGTAAAGACGGCATTATCTGCGACGGCTCTATCCGTTCGGGAAAAACAATCTCTATGACGGTGGGCTTTATTCTCTGGAGCATGACCCGCTTTAACAATCAGAGCTTTGCTATCTGCGGGCGAACCATCGAGGCTCTTCGCCGTAACGTGATTGTCCATATTCCCACTTGGCTTGAAGGCCTTTTTACCGTGACCGAGCGCAGGAGCGAAAATAAGATGGTCGTCACTATCGGTAATAGGTCTAATACCTACTACCTGTTTGGCGGCCGCGACGAATCCAGCTACACGCTGATTCAAGGTATTACCTTAGCCGGCGTTCTCTTTGACGAGGTCGCGCTTATGCCCCGCTCTTTCGTAGAACAGGCAATGGCCCGGTGCTCCGTATCAGGCTCGAAGTTCTGGTTCAACTGCAACCCTGAAAGTCCGGGGCATTGGTTTTATACGGAGTGGATTTGCAAGTGCGCCGAGCACAATATGCTCTACCTGCATTTCACGATGGACGATAACCTCAGCCTCGACGATAAAATCAAAGCCCGTTACGAGGGCATGTATAGCGGCGTATTTTACGACCGTTATATTAAGGGCCTTTGGCGCGTAGCCGAGGGCCTGATTTACACAATGTTCAATAAGGACTACCACGTTGTTCCTTCTGTCCAAAGACCCTATGAGGCCCATATGATTTCCTGCGACTACGGTACTCTCAATCCCACTTCTGCGGGCTTATGGGGCCTGGTACAAGGGAAATGGTACCGTATTCGCGAGTATTACTACGACGGCAGAAAGAAACAGTACCAGCGGACCGATGAAGAGCATTATAAAGCGATTGAGGAGCTCGCGGGCTCTTTGCCAGTCCATAAAATTATCGTAGACCCGTCTGCCGCGTCTTTTATTGAAGTTATCCGCAGGCATGACCGCTTTATGGTCGAGCAGGCGTCTAACCACGTTCTGGACGGGATTCGCGACGTAGCGACCAGACTAAACGCTGGCGACATTTTCATTTGCGACTGCTGCGCCGACTGTATTCGAGAGTTTGGCCTGTATCGCTGGGACGAAAAAGCCGCCGAAGACCGGCCGTTGAAAACAAACGACCACGCCATGGACGACGTCCGTTATTTTGTCCGCGCTGCGTTTGCGCCCTCGAGATTCAGCTTCTAAGGAGATGGTTACATGCCTTTGTTTGTACGGCCTATAGAGAGCGCGCTCTTTAATATGAAGCTGAGAGCCGGCCGCCCTCTTACCGAACTCCAGTTCTACGCAAAGGAACTGGCCGAGTGGGAAACCTCCGCCGCCCGGAAGGAAATGCTCGACGGCGACCGGTACTATATGGGGGAGCACGATATCTTGAAGCGCCGGCGCACTGCCATTGGCCCGGATGGAAAGCTAGTCCCTGTTCCGAACCTGCCGAATAACAGAATCGTGGACAATCAGTATGCGAAGCATGTAGACCAGAAGGCCAACTATTTGCTTGGCCGTCCGATTACCTTTGACTGCGAGAATACCGGGTATGCGCAGAAGATCAAAAAGATTCTCGGCAAGCAATTTATGCGCGTGCTGAAAAACGCTGGGGTTGAATGCTTTAACGCCGGTATCTCCTGGCTTTACCCCTACTACAACAAAAACGGCGAGCTGGCTTTCCGGCTTTTCCCCGGACATGAGATTCTCCCGTTCTGGTCTGACGCCGCGCATACCGAGCTTGATTCCGCGGTTCGTCTCTATCCTGTAGAGGTATACGCGGGGCCTGAAAAGAAAATCGTCATGAAGGCGGATATTTTCACCCTTGAAGGCGTTCGCACTTATATCTTTGAAAACGGCGCGCTATCGCCTGACCCCGACGCCGCGGAGAAGCAGAGCTATGTCACCGCTGACGGCAAGCCCCTTAACTGGGAAAGATTTCCCCTTATCCCTGTCAAGTATAACGCCAAAGAGATTCCGCTTATCAGGCGCGGCCGCGGCCTGCAGGACGCTATCAACCTTTTGCAGTCCGATTTTGTGAACGCCATGGAATCGGACGCGGGCAATACGGTGCTTGTCCTGCGCAATTACGACGGGCAGGACCTCGGCGAGTTTCGCAAAAACCTCGCGACCTACCGCGCTATCAAGGTGCGCAGCTTTGAGGGCAAGGACGGCGGCGTGGATTCGCTGCAGATCGAGGTTAACGCCGAAACCTATAAGACGGTCCTTGAGCTTCTGAAAAAGGCCCTCATTGAAAATTTGCGCAGCTACGACGCCAAAGAGGAACGCCTCGGTGGAAGTCCTAACCAGATGACAATTCAGAGTATGTACTGCGACATTGACCTCGATGCTAACGCGATGGAGACCGAATTGCAGGCCGCTTTTGAAGATTTGCTCTGGTTTGTTAATACCTATCTCGCAAGTATCGGCGAAGGCGACTACAGCGGCGAGGAGATTTCCGTTATCTTCAACCGCGATATCCTCATTAACGAATCCGAGGCAATCGACAACTGTATAAAGTCCATCGGTATTATTTCTGATGAAACTATCGCAGCTATGCACCCCTGGGCTGACGACCTGGCCGCCGAACTTGAACGCCTGAAAAAGCAGAAAGAGGAGGATGACCCTTACCGCACGGCCTTTGAACAGGCACGAAACTCCGAAGGCGGTGAGCCTGTAAATGACGAATGAACAGTATTGGGTTAACCGCATGCGGATTCTTGAGGAATCCCTGCTTGATACCGGCTATGAATACGTACAAAACCTCGAACGTCAATTCGATATTGCGATTCGGGCGATCGAGGAGCAGACGGCCGTCTGGTATCAGCGGTTCGCCGCAAATAACGGTATAACGCTTGCCGAGGCGCGAAAGCTCCTCACCGCCGGAGAACTCAGAGAGTTTAAATGGACTGTTGAAGAATACATAAAACGCGGCCGGCAGAACGCGGTTTCTCAGGCGTGGATGAAGCAGCTTGAAAACGCATCGGCTAGGGTTCATATATCCAGGCTGGACAGTTTGAAGCTCCAGTTACAGCAGCAGGCCGAGGTCCTGTATGGGAACCAGCTCGACGACCTGGACGGGCTGATCGGGCGCATTTACTCGGACGGCTACTATCATACCGCTTTTGAACTGCAACGGGGCATAGGCGTCGGCTGGTCGCTTCACGGCTTGACTGACGAAGCCATTCGCAAGGTACTTTCCCGCCCCTGGACGCTGGACGGCCAAACATTCAGCGATCGCATCTGGTCAAGCAAAGCGGCCCTTGTCAATAAGGTCAATACCGAGCTGACGCAGATGATTATGCGCGGCACGGCTCCCGACAAGGCAATCAGGGCGATATCGGAGCGGTTCAAAGTCTCGAAGTCTCAGGCCGGGCGTCTGGTAATGACCGAGAGCGCCGCTTTCGCCAATATGGCCCGCAAGGACTGCTTTAACGATCTTGGCGTTGAGAAGTATACCGTTGTTGAAACTCTTGATAACGAAACCTGTTGTCTGTGCAGCCAACTCGACGGCAAGGTGTTTCCTATGAGCGAGTACGTTGTCGGAAGCACGGTGCCGCCATTTCATCCCTGGTGCCGCGGCACGACCGCGCCCTACTTTGAAGACCTCGAAGGCGTCGGCGACAGATTCGCCCGGGACGCCGGGGGCAAGGCCTACGACGTTCCAAAAGACATGACTTACGAGGAATGGGCGGAGAAACAGAGGATTACATCATCGGCGAAAGATGGTATACTGAGTGAGAGCGAGAAAAAAGCTATTTTGGATTACATAGGCTCGGCCTCTTATGGGCTTAACGACAAATTGCGGCGAGGTCTTGCATTGACGGAGACAGAACGCCGTTGGATGAAGGAATTGGATGCAGCATTGGAGAAGCTGCCTGCTTATAAGGGGACAGTTTATCGTTCTGTATCTGCGTTCGGTATAGAAAATATAGATGATTTTCTATTAAGCTATCATCCGGGAGCAATAAAGACGTTTTCGGCATATTCGGCATATACGTCGGCTGGAACAGAAGTTTATGATGAAAGCTTTACATTTCAGTATGTGATTAAAAGTGCTTCTGGACGCGATTTAAGGGAGCAGAATCCTGGAGAAGCTGAGATCTTGTTTCCCCGTGAAACGCAGTTTCGTGTAATACGAGTGGACGGATATACAATATTTATGGAGGAAGTATAATGGATAATCGCTTTTCTGCTCCGTACAGTCATCCGCGGTGGTGGTTTGAAGGGAGCTATACGCCATCTTGTTTTGATTGTGCTCACTTTAGGGGTGCACAAAAGGGAAAAATGGTATGCTTGGCATTTCCAGATGGAATACCACTGCAGTTGACAAAGCGTGGGGTTATCCATGATACACCCTATCCTGGCGATCATGGGATTCAGTATGAAAAATATTTGGGTGAGGATTTAGAAGGAGAGGCGCGGCATGGCAAAGAATGACTATTTTGTAATTACGTATCGGATTTTAGCTTATTTGTATGAATGCTTTATGTCCGGAGAAAAGCCAGATACGGAAATGTTCGGGCCGGACGCCCTGAAACTTAACGAAGGGTATTGGACGAATGTAATAGAAAGCCTGTATGACGACGGCTATATCAAAGGCGTAGCAATGGTTTCACGACCGGGAGGTGCACCCGGCGTTAAAATTCTGGACTTGAAAATTACTTCTGCGGGTATTGAGTACCTGCAAGAGAACAGCAGTATACAGAAAGCGAAAAATTTTTTAAAGGGCCTCAAGGAGGTTATTCCCGGGCTGTGATATGGCCCCCATAATCGGCAGGCCGTATCGCGTCCAACCCAAAGATATCCGAAGGATACCACATAATCGAATAGTTGATCGAAGCGTCCCTGCTTAAAAAGCAGGCGGCGCTTTTTTCATACAAAAACTACCGCCTTACGCGGCGGACAATAAGCAGCGTACCGCAATACCGGGACTGGCCGGACAAAAAGGACAGCGGAGACAGGAGAAAATTATGCTGGATTGGCTGAGAACAATTTTGGGAGACGCCTACACCGAGGAGACCGACAAAAAGGTTTCCGAGGAAATCGGTAAAAACTTTGTCGCGCGTTCTGACTTTAACACCCTGAACGCCGAAAAGAAGAATCTGGCCGACGCCGTGAAGGAGCGCGACAGGCAGCTTGAAGAGCTGAAAGTCTCTGCCGGAGATGTGGAATCGCTCAGGACGCAGATTACTACGCTCCAGACCGAGAACGCAAATGCGGCGAAAGCCCATGAGGCGGAAATCAGGCGCCTGAAAATCGATACTGCGGTTGAACTGGCATTGTCCGCTGCAAAGGCGAAAAACATTAAGGCCGTTAAGGCTCTGCTTGATTTGGATAAAGCCGAATTAGGCGAGGATGGGTCCGTTAAGGGGCTGGCCGAGCAGATTGAGAAGCTCGCGAAAGCGCCCGACAGCGGCTTTATGTTCGAGGACGCTAAACAAAAATCGGGGTTTAAGGGTTTTAAGCCCGGCGAAAGCGGGGACGGCAAGGGCGAGGGCATGACGCTGGAAAAGCTGCGCAAACTGTCCCCTATCGACCGCTATAACTTCGCGCAGGCGAATCCCGAGCAGTACAAAGAATTATATGGAGGGAATCAATAATGCCTAACACCGTTTACGACAATTTTTATCTGTCCAATGAAATCGAGGACCAGTATGCGTCACACCTCGATTTGCAGAGTTTCTGCACAGTGGACAACAACCTGGAGGGGACCCCCGGCATGCTGCGCAAGGTCCACGTATACAAGGCGACTGACGGCACTGAAAAGCTGGCTAAGGGCGCGGGGAACACAAAAAGTATCGAAGTCAGCTTCGATGAAAAGGAATACCGTATCTTGCTGGCGCAGAACCGTTTCCAGTATTACGACGAGGAGGCTATGACCGACCCCATGGTCGTTACCGCCGGCACCCGTCACGCGGGCATTGATATGTTCAATACCGTCAACGCGGATATTTTTGCCGAGTTCAATAAGGCGACGCTTTCTGTCACAGCAGCGTCGCTGGATTTCGCGGCCTTTGTAGACGCGGCGGCTAAACTGAACCTGGAGAACCCCGAAGGCGTGCAGATTTTCGGCTTTGTCTGCGCCGCCGATATGGCAAAAATCCGCAAGGCCCTCAAAGACGACCTCAAGTATATTGAAGCTTTTTCCAAAAGCGGTTATGTTGGGACGGTCGCCGGCATCAATCTTTACACAAAGAAAAATGCTGTTGAAAACACTGTCATCATTGGTACAAAAGAGGCCGTGACCCTTTTCAACAAAAAGGGTACTGAGGTTGAGCAGGAGCGCGACGGTAACACCCGCCAGAATACGGTCTATTCCCGTAAGTATTACCTCGCGGCCCTGACAGATGAAACGAAGGCGGTCAAGATCACGGTGGGGGGTTAACGCCCCCGGCCGAAACCGGGCTCGTCGGTTCGGGGGAAGCAGGTAAAGCAAAAGCAGGAGCTAACAAGTAAGAGGGAGAGATAAACAATTATGGCATACACACCGACAACTTGGAATAACGGCGATTTAATCACCGCCGAGAAGCTGAACAAACTGGAACAGGGCGTTAAGAATGAACAGGTTGGGCCGCAGGGACCCAAAGGGGATCCCGGTGCAAAGGGCGATAAGGGCGACCCTGGAGAAGCCTATACGCTGCCCGCTGCAAAAACGAACGCCCTTGGCGGCGTAAAGCAGGCCGCGGCCGTGCCGGATGCCGCGGCCGCGCCTACGAAGGAGGAGTTTAACGCGCTCCTGGCGAGCCTGCGGGCGGCCGGCATTCTTGCAAACGCGTAAGGAGGCGCAATATATGGATACGCTTGCAGCAGTATCCGCCCGGCTTGCCGCTTTAGGTTATACCGTGACTGACGCTGACAATGCCGCACTTGATTATAATATCAGGAAAGCCGAGACTTATCTCAAGGCCAGTACGAATCAGCCCGAGGTACCCGAGGGCCTGTTTTATGTTTGGGCGGATATGGCTGCGGGGCTGTTCCTTACGGACAAGAAAGCGTCCGGCGGCCTTGCGGATATATATGACTTTGAAGCGCCGGCAAAAAGCATTTCAGAGGGCGATACGTCCGTCACGTTCGCGCTTTCGGACAGCGGTTCGTTTGAGCAGCAGTTCGACACCATGCTTGAGAGGATGATACATCCCGATGAGGAACTCGTCACAGCGTTCAGGAGGCTTGCATGGTAAACGCATATAAAAAGGCGCTGCGCCGGTTCTGGGCGGGCCGGTGCAGCGTTTTTATCAGAAAAGCAGCGGTCAATCCTGATAACGGCCGGAATGAACCCTGCGAAGTGCAGATTCTTAAGGACGTGCCCTGCCGGCTGTCATTCAGCTCCGCGCCGGGCATTTCCGAAACCCATGAGGCTGCGGGCGTCCAGCAGACGATCAAGATGTTCCTCGCGAACGGCGTGGAAATCCCCGCGGGTTCTAAAATCAGGGTTACACAGAATGGGCGCACCGCCGATTATGCGCGCTCCGGCGAACCGGCCTGCTACTGTGCGCATCAGGAGATCGAGCTTGCTTTGTTTAAGAGGTGGGCCTGATGGCGCGCTGGGGAAGCATCGACGTTACGCAGCTAAGGGCCTTTGCCCGCGCCCTGGGAAAACTGAGCGGCCCGGAGATGGACAGGCTTTGTATCAATTGCAGCAAGGCGCTGGCCGCCCGGCTTCTGGCGCTGGTGATTCCCAAAACGCCCGTCGGCAAATATCCGCCGGGCTCGGGCAAAAAAGGCGGTACGCTCCGGCGCGGCTGGGGCGCGAAATCGGCGGGCGCGGCCGCTGGGTACGCCAATTCCCTGAGCGTTATGAAGGCCGGAAACATCTATACGGTGGAGATCAGAAATCCGGTGGAATACGCGAGCTATGTGGAGTTTGGGCACCGCACCGTTAACGGCGGATGGTCGGAGGGCCGGTATATGCTGACGATTTCCGAGGAGAGGCTGAAAACAATCGCGCCGGCCGTACTTGAATCGATGGTTTTAAAGAAGCTGCGGGAGGCGTGCGATGTCTGAAATCAATACTGGAAAAATATTGGACGGGATTACGCTTGCGCTGCGCGCCGCGTACCCGGACTGTCAGATTGAATCGGACACGATCGAGCAGGGGCTTACGCCGCCTGCTTTTCTTGTTGTTCTGGTATCGGCTGAACAGGAAAAACGGGCTGGCGAACGATGGAGACGCCTTCCCCGCTTTGATATCCTCTATTATCCGAAAGCGGGGCGGGAGGAATGCTATATGGCCGCTGACAACCTGTGTACAATCCTTGAACTGATTACACTACCCGGCGGCGACCGGCTGCGCGGTACGGAGATCAGTTTTGAGGTTGTGGACGGCGTACTGCATTTCATGATTTCCTATAATCATTTCGTCCGCCAGAAGAATGAGGAAATCTATATGGGCGAGCTGAAAATCGAGCAGGGAGGACAGTCATATGGCAAAAACCACAGGCGCAGCTAAGACGGGCGCGCCGAAATTCTCGAAAGCGCAGCTCTTGCGCTCGGCACGGTATGAAACGCGCCGGGACCTGATCGGCGCGCTTTTGAAAGACGGCGCGCGGTATTCCCATGAGGAAGTCGGCGCCGCGATCGAACAATACATGAAAGGCAAGGTGAAATGATATGGCTCTTGGCGGCGGCGTCTGGACCACGCAAAACAAGGTTCTGCCTGGTACTTATATCAATTTTTCCAGTGTATCAAAGGCTTCCGCAGCGCTCTCCGAGCGCGGTTACGCGGCTATGCCGCTCATGCTGGACTGGGGACCCGAAGATGAAATCTTCACCGTGACAAACGGCGACTTCCAAAAGGACAGCCTCAGGATTTTTGGCTATGCGTACGCCGACCCCGAAATGCTCCCGCTGCGCGAGCTTTTTCAGTACGCGCAGACCTTGTACGCATACCGGCTCAACGGCGGCGGTACGAAGGCGTCGAACACGTATTGCACGGCAAGATATTCGGGCACGGCCGGCAACCGGCTTAAAACCGTTATCTCCAGAAATGCGGACGACAGCGAACTCTATGACGTTGCGACTTATTACGGCACGACCCTGATCGACACGCAGACCGCAGCGGCGGCGAGCGGGCTTCGGGATAACGGCTTCGTTACGTTCAAGACTACGGCCGATTTGGCGGAGACTGCCGGCGTCCCGCTTACCGGCGGCGCCAACGGGGCGGGCGAATCCTCTGCGTTTCAGGCGTTCCTCGATAAGATCGAGAGCTACAGCTTTAACACGCTCGGCTGCCCGACTGACGATGCGGCGACGATCAACCTTTTTATCAACTTTACAAAGCGTATGCGCGACGAAGTCGGCGCGAAGTTTCAGACCGTTATATTCAATCCCCTTGACCATGAAAAGCTGGCGGACTATGAGGGGGTTATTGAAATTGGCAACGCCATTGCTGACAGCGATACTGCGCGCGTCGGGCACAGCTTTGCAGGCAGCGCGGCCGCAGGGGCCGCGGGGCTGGGTTCTTTCGGTTTGGTGTACTGGATGACGGGTGCGTCTGCCGGCTGTGCTGTGAACAAGTCCAATACCAACAAGCGTTATGACGGTGAATTGACTATCGGCGTAGACTATACGCAGGCCGAGCTGGAAAAGGCGATCAGGACCGGCCGCCTGATGTTTCACAATGTCAACGGCGAGGTGCGAATCCTTGAGGATATTGATTCCCTCGTGACTGTATCCGATACAAAGGGCGACGTGTTCAAGTCAAACCAGACCGTCCGCGTCTGCGACCAGATCGCCAACGATACAGCGGTCCTGTTCAACACGCGTTATCTCGGCGTTGTACCAAACGACGCATCCGGCCGCATCGCCCTTTGGAACGATATCTGCAAGCTTCACCAGGAACTTCAGTCCATCCGCGCTATCGAGGATTTCGACCCCGAAATTGTGACCGTCAGCCAGGGTGAGACGAAGAAATCTGTTGTTTGTACGGTGCGCAATCTGAACGTTGTAAACGCCATGAGCCAGCTTTACATGAGCGTTATCATTGCATAAAGGAGGTTTGGAACATGTCACAGTCCATTATGAACGCGCTTGACGCGGTGGCCGGCTCTCAGGCGTCCGCCTACATTACGCTGGCCGACGGCAACCGCTACTGCTTCATGCAGCTGTATTCCTTCGAATCGAATATGGAGATCAATGTGGCGGAGGTGCCCATCCTCGGCAAGTCCGGCAAGGGCAACAAGCCAACCGGCTGGAGCGGCACCTGGAGCGGCACCGCGCACTACAATCAGTCGATTATCCGTAAAATGCTGCTCGAATACAAAAAGACCGGCTTTATGCAGACTTTTGACATCCAGGTCAGCAACGAGGACCCGACCGCGTCTGTCGGCCGGCAGACGATTATCCTGAAAAACTGCCTGACCAAGGGCGGAATCCTCGCAAAATTTGACGCTGATTCCGAGATGCTGGACGAGGAACTCGAGGGTACTTTTGACGATTGGGAAATGCCCGAAAGCTTCACCCTGCTCAGCGGGATGCAGTAAACAGACAAACAGGAGGTATATTTTTATGTCTAAAAATCTGACCGCTTTCCTCGCGCAGAACGCAAAGAAAATTGATAACGTTACCTTTACCGCGTCCGAACGTTTTACAGACCCCGAAACCGGCGGCCCCATGCCCTGGGAAATCTGCTGCATCACAGCGGCGGAAAACGCGGCAATCCGCAAATCCTGTATGCGTTCTGTGCCCGTCCCCGGACGCAAGGGGCAGTTTACGCAGGACTTCGATGTGAACGCGTATCTTGCGAAGGTTTCCGCCCGCTGCACGGTATTCCCGAATCTGAACGACGCCGGGCTTCAGCAGAGCTACGGCGTTATGGGCGCGGAACAGCTTATCACTACCATGCTCACCCCCGCCGAGTTTGAGGACTATTCCACAAAGGTCCTGAACGTCAATGGCTTCCAATCCGGAGAGGAAATGGTGGACGAAGCAAAAAACTGATACTTGGAGACGACCCGGAGTCAAACTATGTTTACTACTGTCTCCATAAATTCCACTGGCCGCCGCACGTTTTTCTCGATATGGACCCATATACGCAGGCTTTTATCATAGCTGCGGTTGACATTAAGGTCGAGCAGGAGAAAAAGGAGGCGGCAAAAGCGAAACGGAAGAAATAGCGCCGGGCGGAGCAGGGTCCCGCCCCGCTGCTGTCTCTTTGGAAAGGAGGGCGTCTGTTGGCTTCTATCCGGTCACAGCTTGTCCTTGTCGATCGTATGACCGCGCCTCTGCGCAGCATCCAGCGGGCGATGAATCTTGCGCTCAACAGCTTTGAATCAATGCAGGCCGCTTCCGGGCGGGTGATCGATACGAGATCGTTCCAGCGCGCGAGGGAGGAACTTGCCCGGCTGGGCGCGCAGCTTGACGAGCTTGAGGAGCAGGCCCGACAGGCGGGCGGGGCCGCCGGCGGCGCGGCGGACGCTATGCAGTCCAAGTTTATGCGGGCGGCGGCCGTTATCGGCGCCGCTTTTTCTGTAAAGAATATCATCGGCCTTGCAGACGCCATGACGCAGACACAGGCACGCCTTAATCTGATAACCGGCGACCTTGAAAAAACCGCCGCTTTACAGGACCAGATTATGGCCTCGGCAAACCGGTCCCGCGCTTCCTACCAATCTACCGCCGACGCGGTTGCAAAGATGGGTATTATGGCAAAGGACGCTTTCAGCAGCACTGATGAGCTTGTCGCATTTACGGAGCTTATCAATAAGCAGTTTACGATTGCCGGCGCTTCTGCAGCGGGTCAGGAGGCTGCTATGCTCCAGCTGACCCAGGCGATGGCCTCCGGCGTCCTGCGCGGTGAGGAACTCAACAGTATCTTTGAGCAGGCGCCGACGATTATCCAGACAATCGCCGATTACCTGGGCGTACCCATCGGCCAAATCCGGCAAATGGCGTCCGAGGGCCAGATTACGGCCGAGGTCGTGAAAAGCGCCATGCTCGCTTCCGCGGATGAAATCAATGCGCAATTTGAAGCGATGCCCTATACCTTCGCGCAGGTATGGACCATGATTCAAAATACCCTGCTGCAAGCGTTCGAACCGCTGATTCAGGCGATTGGCGCGGGTGCGCAATGGATTTATGATAACTGGTCCACTATCGAGCCTGTTTTGGCCGGCGTCGGCGCGGCTGTTTTAGTCGTCGCGGCTGCCTTGGGTATAATGACTGTCAAGCAATGGCTGCTTAATTCTGCGTTATTGGCGAACCCGCTTCTTTGGGTTGCCGTCCTGATTGGTGTGCTCGTTGGCGCGTTGTATAAAGCAGTCCAGGCAGTCGGTGGGCTGAAAAACGCATGGGAAATCTTTAAGCTTATTGTGGTTACCCGCTGGAATGAAATAAAACTGGCCTTTTTTACCGGCGTTTACTGGGTCATTGACTTGGTGGACAAACTTGTCCTCTGTTGGCAGAAAGCCCGAGTTGCAGTTGCCAAGTTTATGATGAATATGAAAGTCGCGGTGCTTACAATTCTCCAAAGCATGATAAACAGCGCAATTGACCTCATCAACGGGTTTATTGGCTTGCTGAACAAAATCCCCGGCGTCAATATCGAGGCAGTCGAGCACGTGACCTTTGCAACAACAGCCGCCATAGAAAACGTGGCTGCACAACAGGCTCTTGATAAAGACCTCGCCGCTTATGAGCAGGAGCTTGCCGACGCGAAAGCCGGCCGCGACGCGCATCTTGCGTCTTTGCAGGATGAGGTTGACGATTCGGCCAGCGCGCTCCGCGCGGCCATAGAACAGGGGCGGTCGGAGGCTGCAGCGAACAGCGCCTCGGAACAGACGGCGGCCGCAGGCATCGGCGCAGACACTTCCAATATTGCCGAAAGCGCGGGAAGCGCGGCGAGTTCCCTGAAGGGAACGACGGAGGACCTTAAGTATATGCGCGATATCGCCGAGCAGGAAGCCATCAACCGCTTTACGACGGCTGAGGTAAAAATCGATATGACAGGCATGACAAACCGCATTGATTCCAACATGGACCTTGACGGCGTGCTGAATACCTTCACGGAAGGATTCGCGGAGGCGCTTGAGGTTGCGGCCGAGGGGGTACACGCTTAATGTACAGTTTTTTTCTCGACGGCGAACAACTGCCGGTCACCCCGGAGAAATTAACCGTAAAAATCAAAGGAAGCAATAAGACACTTACCCTTGTAAACGAGGGCGATATTAATTTCCTGCGCGCCCCTGGATTAACCGAAATCAGTTTTGACGCTGTCCTGCCGATGCTTGGGCAATACCATTTTGCACAGAGCGGCCGCAAACCTGATTACTATCTGGATATCTTTGAAAAGCTGATGACCGGCAAAAGACCATTCCGTTTTATCGTAAGCCGCGCGTCACCTTCCGGAGAGATTTTGTACGATACAAATATGAAGGTGAGCATGGAGGACTATACGATTACAGAGGACGCTGCAAAAGGCCCGGACGTAACCGTTGCAGTCACGCTCAAACAGTACATAAGCTACGCAACAAAAACAGTGAAGCTAATAAAGCCGAAAAACGGTAAGCCCGGTGTGTCTGAGGAACAGACGCGCGACGGCCCGTCCGCCCCAAAGGGGAAAACGCATACGGTGGTCAAAGGCGACTGCCTTTGGGCGATCGCGCAGGCGTACATGGGGGACGGGTCAAAATACCCGGCCCTCTATGCGGCCAATAAGGCGACCATTGACAATGGCAATAAAGGCACAGGAAATCCCAAATACACAATTTACCCGGGGCAGGTGTTGACAATCCCATGAAAGCGGACCTGATTATTCAAAACGGCGATACAATTTACTATCCTGTTATTGAGGAGGGAATCACGCTCGACTGGGAACGTAAAGGCTCGCCGGGCAAACTCAAGTTTTCCTGTATAAAGGACGACGCCCTGTACTTTCAGGAAGGCAACGCCGTAAAGCTGGCCGTGGATGGCACAGACCTTTTTTATGGCTTTGTTTTTACAAAAAGCCGCTCGGGCAAATCACCGTATCTGATCGAAGTAACGGCATACGATCAGCTCAGGTATTTTAAAAACAAAGATACCTATGTATATTCCAACAAGAAAGCCAACGAAGTGATTGAAATGCTCGCGGAGGATTTCGGTTTGAATGTTGGCATGCTGGAAGATACCGGGTATGTCATCGCGTCCCGTTCAGAGGACAACGCCACGCTTTTCGATATTGTTCAAAACGCGCTCGACGAGACTTTGCAGGCAAAAACGCAGCTCTATGTTTTGTATGACGATGTGGGGAAACTGACGCTGAAAAACATAGAAAATATGAAGCTGGACCTTTTGATCGATGCGGATACCATCGGGGATTACAGTTACTCCAGCACGATCGACAGCCAGACATATAATCAGGTCAAAATTTCATTTGAAAACAAAAATACCGGTAAACGTGAAATCTTTATTGCGAAGGACAGCGCGAATATCAATGCCTGGGGCCTGCTGCAATATACCGACACCGTAGAGCTGTCTGCCAGCGGAGCGGCGAAAGCCGAGGCTCTTTTGAAGCTTTACAATACAATAACCCGTTCGCTTTCAGTCTCCGATGCGCTTGGCGATATACGTGTCCGGGCCGGGTCGTCGGTGATTGTGATGCTCGCGCTTGGGGATATCAATATCCAAAGCTATTTACTCGTTGAGCGCGTTACACATAAATTCAGGCAAAATCAGCATCTTATGGATTTAAAATTGCGGGGTGGTACATTTGTCTCCTGATATGAACGCCTTTTTAGGTAACGTAAAACGTGCCGCGGTCGAAGCGGTCCGCGCGGGTAATCCCTTTGCTTTTAATCTTGGCAAGGTTATAAGCGCTGAACCTCTTAAGGTACAGGTGGACCAAAAACTTGAACTTACTGCGGCGCAGCTTATTTTAACAAACGCGGTGCGGGATTTTACTGTCAATATGACGGTGGAGCATGAGACGGAGGACGCAGCCGGGGGCTCTGTTCCCAGCCATAAGCACGCCTACATGGGTACGAAACCGTATCGCGTTCATTTGTCGCTCAAAGCCGGCGAACAGGTACTTCTCCTGCGGGCGGACGGCGGCCAGAAGTATATTGTTTTAGACCGTGTGGAGGCGCCGGCATGATACCAAAAGTGAACAGCAATCTTTTAACGCTTGAAGCTGAAACGCGGCCAACAAGCCGGACCTGGAAGCTGAATACCGGCGCGGGGACGATTGCCGGGACGACGGACGAAAAAGACGCGATGATGCAGGCGATTTATCTGATCCTGTCGACCGAGCGGTATCAATACCTGATCTACGGGTGGG